TTATTGAGCACAGCCGCCAGTTTTTGAGCGTTAGAGTACATGGTCATCATCAATTACATCCGCAACATCCCGTATCACAAACCTTACGCTGCGGGATCACCAACTCGCTCAATGCTGCTAGATCCGCGATCTGCTGTTGCATGCATTTCAATGTAGCGGTGTTAGTCCCATTGTAAACGGCTTGGTTCATGTTAATTGAGGCTTGTTCCTCCTTGTTCCTGTTGATGATTGTCAACAAGCGGTCATAAACATCCGCCAACTTTTGGTCAGTGTAAGTGTTGGATTTCAACAAGGCGATCTCAGAGTCCTTAGCGGAAATCTTATCCATCATCCCAGCCTCATAGCGGGAAATAGGCCTGTCTTCGGATGTGATTACCTCAACCGGACCGCCATATCCAGCGTTCCTTACGTTGCCACAACCACCCAAAAGATTCCCGGCGTTCAATCCCAAGAAAGAAGCGATACCTGCGGAAGCTCCCACGGTGTTGTAATTACCTTGGCCTTGCCCGGTGACACTGTACTCCTCACCATTCATTCCTTTAATTCTCATAACCTAGATTTTTTAATGATCATGTCCGGGTATCCCGGACACCACAAAAATCCAGAGAAGTCCATACCATGGGAAATATCTTGTTCCTAGCTTATTCCTTATTCATTCCTAGTTTGTTCCTGACCTCCCGGTCAAGCATATGTATCATCCAATTACGCCTTATCCTATCTGGAAAATCGTTCTTGATCCTATTAACGCCCCGTCTGGTAAGCCCTGTAAGATCGGCCACAACTTTCTCCGAGTACCCCTTATCCAAGAGTATTATAATGAGGATACCACGGGCGTTAACGCATTCCTCACGGTTAAATGACATCATGTCTACGGGATCAACCCCGCATACCTCACCTGCGATACAAATCACTCGCTTGTAAAACTCTTCGACCTTGTTCATATTCATATTTTAATTGAACATTAATAAAGCCACGCATGTTATATCAAGGAAGCCCCGAAAAACACACATGGCTTGGCTATGTTTTCCTTCGTCCGGGTCGAATCAGAGAAGGAATAGGGGCTTTACCCCGCACGCATTCATAAATAAATATTAAGCTCGCTTGATCGTGAGATTCGGTGGGCTTAACCTTTTTCACCAAATCCTATAGAACCCGCCTATCCCGACATAGGGTGACAAGCCATGCTTTCCGATCCCATAACCGGCTATCGCTCCGATTCCCCATCTACGGGGGGAGATCGTCTTGGTTATATACTCAGTCTTGCGATAAACCTCGATGTAGTCAAGATTAGGCTTATAGCCGGATATTGACAGCCGGTAATCATCCGTCTTGTACTCCTTGCTGGTTATGGGTAAAGGAACATATACAGGTTCCTTTACCGTGTCACCGTCCAACGTGATATAAACAGGGAACGGCTCAGGTATTGTTCGTACCAGTGTCTCATAAACCGGGTACGGGACGCTGTCATGTATCGTATCCACCTTGGTGAACGTGTCGGTCTTGGATATCGAATCACTGGCCACATCCCCCCTGATATGGTAGCCAGCCGTGAAACTGGCTACCAAACACACTAGTATTAATATTGCTTCCCAAGGTTTCATAGCTATATTATTAACCTGTTCCTAAAATGATTATCATTAAAATTGTAAACAAGACTACTATAAATTTAAACTCCGCCCAATCCCCGAATAGTTTTTCTAGGATATCATGAAACAAATTCATGCTACAATCCCCCAATCTTCAGCAAACACATCGCTGATAGACGGAACCCATGAATCCGCACATCCAGTGTTCTCGTTATAGATAAGGCATTGATTGGTATAGTCAATGAACCCTTTGCCTTTCAGAATAAGGTCTTTTGCAGATTGTGGAAGCGATTGCATCTTATGAATGATTTCGCTTTCGATATGTGCAGGAACTTGCTTGAATACTATCAAGCCTTTGCCGTTCCAGCCCTCACGCCTAATAGCTAATCCAGCTTTTAGGTATTCAATAGCTTGACCAAAATTAAGGCTACAACTTCCTCCGATGCCTGTTTCCATCTTTGTAGCTCTTTGATTTAGGATCTGCCAATAATTGCACATCATTCTGTATTGGACTTTAAGCATACCTTGCATAACGCTATCAAATTCCTTGAATTTATCGCTTTCAATAAACGAAGCAAGCCCGCTAAATTTCTTGCATAGCTCATCTGATTCAATTTTCATCCTATTCAAAGGAGTTTCAGTAAGTTTATACGCCTCCTCAAATGGTTCTGCTGGACTCCAAGACTCGTAACCGTCTTGATACTTCACATGATAGCCAGCATTTGACTTCTCGCTTTCGTTAGGTACTCTTCCCGCTTTAAGCAATCCTTTCTCAAAAGCTTCGCCCATTGTCATAGGTTCTGCTTCAATCTGTTTTGTTCCAATATATTTTTTCATCTTATTTTACGCTTACCTCTACAGCATTAGGTCTTGTTATTGTTAAAGTAAATTCCATCCAGCTATAACATCCGACATATCAGCCTCTATCCCATTCTCGATCCGACTCATCGCTGCCACGATCCGGATCATCTGCTCACGATCGTTTACATTTATCGGATCATCAGCCGGGATACCAGCATAATCTGATACGGCCTTAACGTAAGCGTCCGTATCGTTCTCGTTTTCCGGCGCCCAGCGACCTATCATCTTGCGGATCGTGTCCAGCTTATAGTTCCGGTAATAGTTAGACAGGATCTTGAAGATCGCCCGATAGCCATAGGCCATAGTCTCGAACTGCTTAAACGACTTGTCCTTGCTTGGTCGAACCTCTCCTTGAAAGAGATCACTGTTGATCCTAATATTTCCCGGGTTTGCATTTCTCAACCCTCTAGGTAATTTTTTCTCTGCCATTGTTATTTTTTTATTACATTTGTGTACTTTATTACTTATCTCCTGCCCTATTGAGAAATATGGTCAGCGATGATTTCACACCAGCTCCCCTATCCTTTTGGATCTGGGGAGCCTTTTTTATTCTTTGTCTTGTTATACTCATCCAAGAAATTGACCTTACTAATGAATTTTATGGCGGCAACCCAATACAAGAAGGCTATCACCTTGTTATCCGGAAATACCTTGCCCATGTTCTTCAAGACATTAGTACCGTAAAACCATATCATCGCCCAAGTGATCCAAGACACGAAGGCTTTGGCGTTATCCTCCGATATATCCATCATCACGCCTATCCAAAACGAAATGATAATTATCAGGAAATACACAAGCATGTACACCCAGCTACGGATGAACTTGCTCTTCCGGAAATCCCCGTGATCCGCAGCCAGCCCCCAGAACGTATCGATGAAGGCCAGCGACAGGATCACCACCAAGAAGTTCTCTATCGGTGACACGAAGTCCATCGCCGTAACAACAGCGGCTATGGCGATGGACTTGGCCCAATTTGCGAGGTCTGATATGTAAGAGAGATAACGATACATGAGAAATTATTTCTATTGTGATTTATTTGAGCAAATATCTGCTTTCAATTAGTCTAATTCTCTAAATATCTTTCTGATGATCGTGTACATGAATTGTCTCATGATTATAATGTTTTAATGGTTATAAGTAAATTATTATTTTATTGCCATCTATTTATAATATTCAACGGTAATAATATATCAAAATAATGCATTAGTCCTCCATTTAAATTTTTAATCTTTAAAACTGGTACACCTTCTCTATAATCAAGAAATATAACTCCAGATTCATATCTCTCATTAATAGTATGTCCTTGAATTATATATTTAAAATCATATTTATTTTTAATATTTATAGTACTAATAATTATCGGATCTCCTTTTATAATATCCTCATTTTGGATATTAAAATATCCATTAAGCATAATCCCATCCGGTAATCTCGTCCATTTTGTATTAATGCCCTTGATATATTCTTCATATTCGCTATTTGATATTGACACAGGATATAAAATTGGATATTTTATTCTGTTATTATATTCAGATATAATACCTTTAAATATAAAACAATATTCAATTTTAACATGTTCCTCTTTAATATTCTCAACACCTATCCAACCTACGTCTATACCAAGACTATTAGTCGTACATATACGATCTATGGGACTAGGCGTATTATTATTTTCTATTTCTCTATTCTTAAAGCAAAATGGTATAAAATAGACATCATCATTGGGACGATTCACATATTGAGAATAAGAGAAATTTGTTCTGGAAGAAACTATTAAAGTTGGAAAAGCTTTACTTCTTTCCGTCATAAATTTCATTTTAAGAACAACGGTATAGTATTTGTAAGCCTCAATTGGTTCAGATACCGAAATTGTCGCAATCCTTCGATTCTGAAAGTCATCATTAGCCTCTGTTGTCTTTTCATAAGTATTATAGGGATTATAGGCTATGTTATCAAGTACAGGGTTATCTCCTACTGATCTTGGGACTCTGGCAATTAACCTTATATGTTTATCAAACCATTCTTTGTCATAAAAACCAATACCAAATACTTGGGCCTCTCCCCATACTTCCCAGACCGCAAATTTATTATCGTTAACCCTGTATGCGAAAGTCGCAGAATGATCAATCCCCATGTAATAAAAAGGATTGTTCCATGCTGGTTTATTTTCAAAGTTAACAAATAGCACGTCTCCCGGTTGTAAATTATTTATATCATTCTCACTTTCATCTAATGTATATCCTCTATCGTTTAGATATCTAGCCAAGTTGTGAGAATATTTATAAAAATGTTCATTATCCCCACTTGTCAGCCATTGGTAAAAATCTTTATCATACCATCCTGATCCATCTAGAATATTATCTTTACCATTATATTTAGAATTCTCAAAAGGTATACCTAAAATCATCGCCGCAGAAAAACTGGAGCAATTCATATACCAAGGTTCTTCTATTTGAAAATCCTGCCTCAAAAGAGTGTTTTTGTGGCCATAATGAAATTTTTCGTTTTGTTTGTAATAAGAATTAAATATCTCAGACAAACGATTGACTACTATCATGTCGTTTTTCACATGATACCTTGGTTTATCTATGTATCCATATGAACCATATTTCATGCAATCTCCTCGTTCTGGGCCTTCTATATAGGTATCATCAGCAAAATTTAATAGACCGTTAGATATAGATCCACCTTCATATTTTAGTATACTTCCTTCAGGAATTTTTACTGCATAATTATGAGCTGAGTCATAATTATTCCAATCAAAATTTAAATCAAAATCATATTGAACTACATAAATAGTATTGGGCTTATCAAGCATTTCTTGCGTAAGTACATTTTTCTTTTCTGTTTGCAACACGGCTTCATTCAGACTTCCATCCCAAACATAATAAAAGCCATTCACCAAATAATATGTATTATGTTTAAGGATATAAGAGGAATCCATATATTCCGTAGAAGCCTTGATTTCTCCGTAAGCATCCCAGATGGTATATTTGTTTATGTCATCCGCAACCATAGCATAAGCCTTTCCGTCACGTCCTATCACGACCGTTAGTTCCGTATCAGTAGGAGCTTTTATAGCGACTTCATCTGTCACAGCGTCAACGATAGAATTTACTTGAAGGTATGAGGTAGGTAAAACTTCCACGTCTTGTATATTCTTACGAAGATATATACGGCCCATTCCGCTATAAGCAGACGTGTCATATTCTTTATCCGCAAGCTTAAGCCTATTTCCCCCGTCTGTAGTTATATCTTCCTCGTCAGGATGATTAGTGATATTTATGTCACCCTCAATCTGTTGTATTCCATCAACCAGTTTCCAGTTAGAAGGGTTCTCATAACCGGATAAACTTAATTGTTGAAACTGATAAGTAACCCAATTCTCCCCTTCTTGAGCGAAAGTGATCTTTTGACCAAGTATCCGTTCTCTAGGAGGAACATCTTTTATAGCGCTAACCAACGTATGTACACCACCCTTTAGACCAAACACGGTGACATTATAGCCATAACGGTTAAAATAGACCTTTGGATTAATGCCATCATCGCCAATCAGTATCCAGTTCTCATCTTTCCTGAAAATATGGTCTGCTACACAATCATCATTAATACATCTTTCCGTTATAACATTGCCATCAAGGTCTTTATATGTAATATATATACCCTTCCTTCTCATCCAGAAAGGCAATTGTATACGGGTATCCCCCGCCGATCCCATCCAAGGCAAATACACGTTGTTGCATTTCCACAATATGGAATCAAGCCTCTCTTTCGTCCTAGCGTCATATACGGCCTGAATGTATGTCAACGGATAGATAGGAAAACGCTCGTTCTTATCCTTGGCCAGCTTGTCTAGCTGCTGTACGCTATCCCTCTCGTAACCCTCGCAAATATCTTTTCGCTCTTCCATGATGTATCGTGCTTTAGTTCGTTATACGTAAAATATGTTGTAGCCGGCGTTAAGTCTCAAGATCAAATCAAGGTCGTTAGCCTTTGACCAATCCTCGCCTTCCTTTTTGTAAAGGGCCAGCTTGAATACGCTCGTATTATCCAACTGATCTAATTTGTAGATATTCCCGGCCAGATAGAAAGGCTTACCTACCATTATACGCAGATCGCCATTCTCCGTAAGATCGATATTCTTACGGCCTTTGTACAATATCCTTACCTTCGGCTTGTAAACAGAGAATACAAGCTTGAATATCTTTCTGATGATTTTGTATATGAATTGTCTCATGATTATAATGTTTTAATGGTTATACGGTAGCTCCGGTAGCGTCGACCCAGTTCGTGCCGTTCCACCAGATTGGCTTTTTTAATGTTGTATCATACACGAAAGCTCCTTCAATAGCGTAAGGTCTATTATTCGACGGTAACAATAAACATGACGGTTTAATATATGTCAATAGTCTTGTTCCAATAGTTATTCTCTCAAAAAGCTCAAATAGAATATCCCCACCATCAGTAATGAAGCCATAATAATTATTACTTCCACTAAGATGATTGATAGATACGACACTTGATGAGCTAACATATACCGCACAACTAAAAGAATCGACAATCGCTTTGTAAATATAAGCTATACATCCGTTATAAAATTGAATACCTTTTGTACCATATGGAGCATCTTTGATAGGATCTTTAGAAGGACCTACCTTAACATTATTAAGGTAAGCATTCCCATGAGAAAAAATAATAGGATTGGAATCATCCGTAAATGTAAGATCATATAAAAGAATAGTAGTATTAGAGCAGTCAATAGATTTTATTCTAACTTCCCTGGAAGGATCATCGTTATATATAGCAAGTCTAGCATTACCTGTAATATACACAGCCTCATTATATATACCGGGTGATACTACCATATTTATAGGAGTGATCTTATTGATATGGTTCAATGCTTCGGTAATAGTTGGATAAGGATATTTTCTAGTACCGTCATAAAATCCATTATTATTACTATCAACATATACAACCCTATCTTTTTTAGAATGCATTTCGGTCAAACCAGAATTTATTATATCCGTTAAAGCGTGACTATGGGATTGAATATTCCTTTCATACTTATAAAAATGAATTTCACCAATAGAATATGTAGACAATAAAAAACTATTTTCACATGGAATATAAACGATCCCTTCACTTTCCTCATATTTATACAAGGATGGATAATTATAAGAATCTAATAATTTACCATCTACACTAAACACGACAATGAAATTATTTGTAATATCACTATTCAAGTCAAATCGATCAGTACACCATAATATCAAGTTACCATTATTAAATTCCATAGATTGAGATATATACATATCTGGTAATGATATATCATGAGAATACAACACATTAAAATCAGTATCCGTAACTATTACTTCTGTAACGGCCTTGATCGCATATATATTATTGACTTGATCGTATCCGATAGACTCTATAGGATCTAAAGATGTGCTATTTATTGTCACGGTTTTCTTTAGCGTGAAATCTTCATCCCAATTATAAATATTAATTGTTTTCCCTTTAATTGGTGGAACCAAAAGTTCATTTGTATTGGGATTATAGGCCATGTCATTAGCATGACCTCCATTTTCCAGTATTTTAAATCTTACAAAATTGAACTTTTCGTCAACTATGACAATTTTAGCTTTTCCATCTTCACTGCTATCTTCTGAAAAAGATAAGGCATATTGTCTAGTATTGGGATTATATGTCAACCCTTGATAAGATGTAGTAAATCCTAAATGTGAGAATTTAAAATTTCCACATGGGACAAGAATCGGTTTATCGTACTTAGCGAAATCCTGAACGTGGGAATATAAAGGAGTCTTTCCCGAATAAACCCCATCATCCTTACTGATTAATCCAGTCTTAAAAACGTGAATATTTTTTAAGGCATATGATTTATAAGGTATAACGATATTAAAAACCCCACAATATGATAATGAGGACATGTCACGGAAAATATCATCATCCGTCCCATTAAACATTATTGGAAGAATCGTACTCTTGCTATTAAAAGATCCTCTAAAGTTTATATCGCTAAAATTGCCATAAGACAAATTAAGCTCAGTATAATTTCCTGTTAAAACACCATTCCTCAAACTCCCCCCTTGGAACTCCAGCAC